GGGCACGGTCGGGACTATCGATAAATTGAATAGTGTCAGCAGGAACGTCACTGCCTGCGAGTGCTTTTTGTAAAATGGCGATCATGGCGCGGTTGGTGTTCAGCGTCTCACTGCCGCCGCGCAGGATGGCGCCGTTGCCGCTTTTGATGGCAATACTGGCGACATCGATCGTGACATTGGGGCGCGCTTCGTAGATGACGCCCAACACGCCCAAGGGCACACGTTGTTTGCGGATGTGGAGTCCGTTTGGTTGGGTGGATTCTTCGAATATCTCACCGACAGGGTCAGGCAGGTCTGCGACGAGGCGTACGTTATGGGCAATGTCTGCTAGGCGGGCTTCGTTCAACATCAAGCGGTCGATCATGGCGGGGGCAAGCCCTGCGGCTTTGGCAGACTCGACATCACTCACGTTTGCGGCGAGGATTGTTTTCTGGTCAGCGACCAAGGCGTCGGCTAGTTGATGAAGCGCGGTATTTTTTTGAGTCGAGCTTAGGCGGGCGAGTCCACGGGCGGCGGCGTATAGCCGATGATCCTGTAAAGCTGGCCAAGCGGCCCTTTCTTGGGTTCACCTCCAGGATTGAACTTAGCGCCTTCCCGCACGTTCATAATCGGAACGATGCCCTGAGAAGTCTCAGCCGTTTCGACAATCTTGCGCTCTTCAATCCATGAGCGGTCTGTCTCGAAGTCGTACATGGGCCAAACGACAACGCGCGCACCGTCTCTATCTTCAACCTTGGCGTTGGGATACGCCTTCAGGATCGTGAGCAGCGCGGCCTCGCTAATCTCTTTCACACACCCATCCAATGGCCTTGATGGTTTCCAATGTTTCCAAAGTCCCAATTGCCAAGATCATCTGGAAACGGTAGCCCGCTTTCGTAAACGTCGAACATGCGCGCCAGGCTGTCGAGCATGTCGTCATGCAGCCCGACCGGGAACGCCTTGTATTCTTCCTCGATAAACGCCTGCACAAGATCGACGGAACGCCCCTGGTAGTCTGTCTTGTAGAGCTTCTGAGGCAACCAGATGCGGCCTTGGTCAAAGTATGGCATCAGGCGCTTGATGCGATCGTTCTTCGGCATTGGTCCGCCAAGTTCGCGGATCTGGAAACGGTAGTTGCGACGCTCCATTTCCGAATACATGAACTCAACGTCAGCCATCATGCCGTATTTTTCATACCCTACGTCGTTGGGCTTGTGGGTGCGATGCAGGTCGAACAAGGCTTCGGCGCGTTGCTTCAAGTTGAGCCGGTCGCGGATCATATCGAGCGCGTAAATGTTCTGGTCCGAGTTGAACCCGATCACCCAAATAGACGTGTAGTCGCTGGACTTCTTTTTCTCGCTTGCTGCGTCAACTAGAATGCAGATGTTCTGGCCTTCGCGCTGCGTCTTCTCATATTTGCGCAGCCAATCGACCTTGAAAGCCTGCGTCTCGTCAGCCTTTGGGTTCTGCAACATCTGACATCCGAACGTGTAAGGCCCCATGTCGCGGTACTTTTCCGCCAGCTTCTCACGGGTCAGAAGAATAGGCTCGCCCTCGATTGTGCCGTCTTCCGTTGCCGGATACGTGCGCGCCGGCACGCCCCGGTCCATGATGGTCTTGTATGTGTCGTTGAAGTGATACCGCGTACCGATGTAGCGCGTCCTGGCGTGCTCAGATCCCAGGTTGCGCGACAGCTCCCAGGCTTCTGTCACCTTCTGGATCATGTCCGGCGTCGTCACGCTCTCGCGAGTCACAACGTCATCGTAAACCATCAGCTTGTAATGCTTCGATGTAGGCTGGCCATCAACGAGGCCCCATGCCTCGATTGTCGCCTCTTTCGGGTTGCTTTCCCGCTTGATAGTCAAGCCTTCATCCTCTGACCATTTCGGGCTTTCTGCCGATGGGTTGGTGTAGAGGATGTCTGGAAACAGCTCTTGCAGTAGTTTGTTTGTCTCGAATTCGCGCTTGATCTGGCGCAAGAAGGCTTTGGCAATCGGGCGCGTGTGCGAGAAAATGCCGACAGTAACGTTCGGGTCTTTCAGGATCTCTTGGATTGTCAGCGCAAAGGTAATGATCGTGCTTTTGTAGTGACCGCGCGCCCATAAATCCAAGCGTCCATCTGGATCGGCCTGGATCTCTCGGCAGCGGTCAAAGACCCAATCTCTGTCCGCGTCAGTGCGCTTTAGCCCGTGGACCAGTAGAAAGAACAGGTCGGTCTGGCACAATCCCCTGATGATCGGCGCTGCCTTCTCCATCGGCAAACGCTTCAAGGAACTCAGCAACCGCGTGTAGTCCTTTCGCGAAGTCAACAGCCGCATCACTTGCATCCACTTCCACCTGTTTAGGCACCAAACCTGCCACAACCGTTAGGAATTTTTCGGGGTGCTCGCTTGCTGTCTTTTCAACTGCCGCACGGCCTTGCGTCTGCCAAACCGCCAAAACATCTTCAAAAAAATCGTTTGATAACTTGGTGCGCGCACCCTTCGGCCTACCCGATGGATTGCCGGATTGCCCAGGCTTCCACGGCTTTAGTTGTTTAGGCACTGTTTTTTTAGTTAGCGCCTTATCCTTTTCCATAACGATTAAATGCTCTTCAAAAGCCATCCAGCAACGGCGATCTCAAGACCACCGCCGCCGATTGGGATGTTGACACCAAAGAACTTCGCAAGCCCTGCCAGGATGAGAACTGTCCCGATAAGGCTGGCAATGGGTTTGATGGGGGCTAGGGCTTGATTGAGATCCATCTTCATGCCTCTCAAGCCGACGCCAGCGCGGGCTGCACGGCGGCTTTCATCTTGGCCAGCGTATCCCTCAACTCTTTGATGGCGCTAGCGTCGTTGATCGTAACGTGGTTGTGCAGCACAGACTTCTCACCCGATGCTGCCTCTATGATTTTGACATCGCGCGGTTCGCGACCAAGGAAGACGCGCGAGAACCAACGGCGTAGACGCAAGCCAAAATCCGATTTCCTGCGGGAGCTGGTGCGGCGCAAGTGCTCCAGCTCGTCGCGCATGGAGCCGAACGAGAGCAGGATCGACACCACGACGATGGAGAACAGGCCGTTGAAGAGCTGGGCGCTTTCCTCCGTCATGCCGGCGTACTTGGTCAGAATGACGAGATCATTGCGCGCGGCGCTGGTCTCAACCTTGGTAGAGGCTGCAACCTCACGGGCCTCGTCAAGCTTGACTTGGAGCGCCTTGATTTCTTCCTGACGGGTGATGCGGTCCAGGGCGTTGGCCTTGTCAGCCTTGAGGCTGGCTGCGAGCTGCTGCTTGGCGATGCACTTTGACCTGCAGCCTTTGCGGGTTGCCTCGTAGGCGGCATCGTCTTCAGCGGCCTTGATGCGGGCGTCATAGGATTGAGGCGCATCGAGGGTCTTGGACCAATCGACGGACTTGGTCTTGATGTCGATCTGGTTTTCCAGATCCTTGACGGCCTTGCGCACATCTGCGGACTGAAAGAACGCTGCCTTGTGCATGTTGGTCTTTTCGGCTTGGTTCTCGGAGGCCGCGCCAATCCAGTTATTGATGCTGAAACCGAATGCAACGGCCCAGATGATGGCTGACCAGACAACAGCGCCGGGACGGCCTTCCCACCAGGCGCGCACCATGGACTTGGACGCGCTCATTTCGTAGAGCAGAGCGGCGACGCCAAGGGCGATACCGAACCACATGGCATAGGACCAGACATCATCGGTGGCGTTTTTCTTGACGATGGTGATGGCGCCGGCAAACAGCACAAGATAGAGCGCCCAGCGATCCGGGTTGGCGATGATGCTGAAAGCCTTGCGGGCAGAGCGGCCAATCGCGGCGGCGCTGCCAACGATGCCGCCAATAGGTGCTGATGTCATGGGGGAGGCTCCGTTCAGCCGGGATTCATTTGCGTTTGTGTAAGAAGACCCCCAAGCTGCCGGGCTCGGTTGCAGGGGTAAGGCGCAGCGGCGCATGTG